ACTGTGGCAGCTCGTCGCACTACGGCGGGTGAGCGCGCGGAAGATTACTTGGCAAATCTAGGTATTCCGCGCTCGTCGTCACGGGCGTTTTTTGGCGGCGCGCAGGTAGGCGCGACAGATCCCCTGCAGAGCACTGTCGGGGACATTGGGCTTGCGAGCTTGCTGCCGGTCACGTCAACGGCGTACGGCGCTGCCAAAGTGGCAAATCAGGAGCCGGAGGGCATGATTGACCTAGCGCTGGCGCCTTTAGACTATTTCGGCCTCCGCCATGCCTATCGCGCAGCGCGTCAGGCTCCGGAGCTTGTGGAGCTGCCCAACACAAGCGCGGAGGGGCGTTCATACTTTCAAGACATCTTGAAGCGTGCGCAGGACAGCCAGGGGCCGATTGGGAAGCAGGTGGACGTGTATGAGCCGGAAGAGTACGAGGGCATGACGCTGATCGCCAGCCCAAATGCTGACGCTGGCTTTGCGGTCACGCCTGAAGGTGAGATTGTGTCTTTGGTTAAGGATGCCGAAAGCCCTATGAAGGGATTTGCGTCAAAAGCGCTAGCAGAATCGGCGCCACACGGGGGCGTATTCTTGAATGCGTTTGACAGCTATTTGACTGAATTGTATGGAAAAGCAGGGTATAAACCTGTTTCGAGGATTCCCTTTGATGAAGATGTTATGCGGGATAGCATCGGGGATGAAGCTACGGAAGCCTTCATGGAGTCGGTAAAAGACTACAACGAAGGTAAGCCGGACCTGGTGTTTATGGTCAAAGATCCAGACACTACATCGTATGTGCGAGGCGAAGGAGAAATGGTAGATGATTACATGGTTGCGCGGGGTCGTTTGGACCCGTTTGTTGAGCGTGAGAGACGCCTTTACGAAGACGACATCTTACGACGTTTACGAAGATTATCCACAAGATGATGTAATTCGTGATATACCTCGTAGGTATATTGAAGGATTGAAGCGTCGAGACGCGGAGAGAAAAGGAAAATAAAATGGCCCAGGATATGTCCTTTGAAGACTTTTTCGAGACGATGGACGAAATAGAACTCCAAGGGATCGTCGGCAAAGAAATTGATGACGCAGTCGATTACGTCGACAATTGGGTTAGTCCGATCCGCTCGTTGGCTACTAAGTATTACCGGGGCGAACCTTTTGGTGATGAAGAGGAAGGCCGCAGCCAAGTTGTCAGCATGGACGTACGGGATACCGTACAGGCAATCATGCCATCACTTATGCGGATCTTTCACGGCAACGAAAAGACGGTGCAGTATGTGCCGCAAGGGCCGGAAGATGTTGCCGCGGCAAAGCAGGCTACAGATTATGTTAACTACATTGTAAATCGCGACAACAATGGTTTCCTGGTGACGCACGCTGCGTTCCAAGACGCATTGATTCGTAAGGTTGGTATTATCAAGGCGTATTGGGATGACAAAACTCAGTTCGAGACACATGATTTTACTGGCTTAGATGACCAGGCATTGGCTATTCTGCAAGCAGAAGAGGGCGTCGAAGTAAACGTCCTGCAGTCAGAAACCATTGGGGAGCCTACCATAAATGAAATGGGGCAGATGGTCATGCCGCCACAAGTTCATGCTGTTCAAGCGACGTACACGCGTCCGGATGGCCGCGTTAAGATCGAAGCGCTACCGCCAGAAGAATTCCTGATCAGCCGTGAAGCAAAGAGCATAGAAGAGGCCGACTTTGTCGCCCACCGGCGCATTGTCACCATATCTGAGCTAGTGCAGATGGGCTACGACGCTGAGCAGTTCGAAACAGTCGGCAGCGTGCACGATGACATGGAAATGAACATTGAACGCACGACGCGCAACCCGGCGCTACATCACGAGATGACCCAACGCCACGACGACGCGATGCGCAAGATTATGTATGTGGAATCGTATATACGCGTCGACTATGACCAGGACGGGATTGCAGAGCTGCGTAAGATCTGCACCGTTGGTAACTCAAACGAAGTGATTATGAACGAACCGGTCGATATGGCGCCGTTTTGCGCGTTCTGCCCGGACCCCGAAGCACATGACTTTTTTGGCATGTCTGTAGCTGATACGGTGATGGACATCCAGCGGATCAAAAGTAATGTGATGAGAAACACATTAGACAGCTTGGCGATGGCGATCCACCCACGCATGGCGGTGGTCGAGGGCATGGTTTCGTACGAAGATGCCATGAATACCGAGGTTGGCGCTATTATCCGCCAGCGTGCCGCCGGCCAGGTGCAGCCGATCACAATGCCGTTTGTGGGCCAGCAAGCGTTCCCGGTACTTAGTTACCTGGACGAGATTAAGGAAGCGCGCACGGGCGTCACCAAGGCCTCACAGGGGCTTGATAGCTCTGCCCTGCAATCAACGACTGCCGCAGCCGTTAACGCGACTGTGACGCAAGCACAGCAGCGCATAGAGCTGATCGCGCGTATCTTTGCGGAAACTGGCATGAAAGACATGTATCGCATGATCCTGCGCTTGATCGTAAAGCACCAGGACCGTCCGCGCATGGTGCGTTTTAATGAGGACTTTGTTGAGATCGATCCGCGCGTGTGGGACACAAACATGGATGTTTCAGTAAACGTGGCGCTAGGTCGTGGCACTGACACCGACCGTATGAACATGTTAATGCAGATCGGAAACATGCAGAAAGAGTCAATCATGCAAATGGGTCCAATGAACCCAGTAACTGACTTGTCAAAACTTACTAATACTATGCGCGAGTTTGCAGTGTTGGCTGGATACAAAGACGCTAACCAGTTCTTTAATGATCCGGAAACATATCGTCCGCCGCCGCCGCAGCCAAAAGAGCCTAAAATTGAAGAGCAGCTAGTCGCAGTGCAGATCCAGGAGATCCAGGCGAACATGCAGAAGAAAGCTGCAGAGCTGCAAATTGAGCAAGAGCGCATCAGAATGGAAGACGATCGGAAGCGTGATGAGCTAGACGCGGAGCTGTTTATGAAGGCTGCAGAGATGCAAGCTAAGTACGGCACGCAGGTCGACGTCGCGCAGATTCGATCAGAAATGGAAATAAATCGTGAGGTGCTGAAGGCGCAAAACGATGTCATCAAGGGATCGCTAGATGACTAAATCTAAGCAGCAGATTATAGACGATGGCAAGATGGCGGAGCGTCTTCTTGGCGACACAGATCTAAAGCGATTTTTTGAGGAAATGGAAACCGAATGTTGGGCTCAGTTTAAGAGCTCGACATACAGTGACACAGCCGCCAGAGAAGCGGCGTATACGAGAGTAGCGGGAATTGAAGCAGTGCGCACCTATCTCAGGGCAATGGTCGATAATGGGACTATTGCGCTAAAATCGAAATGATAGCATAATGCGGAGATAGAAATGGCAGAAACCAACAACCCACAAGGGATTGGCTTGTCAGAAGCACAAAACGCAATCAGCGCCATGATGACACCCCCTGCGGATACTGTCGAGGTAGCTGAGGCAACAGCATCTGAAGCCACAGAGGAGCTAGTTGAAGAGCAAGAGCTTGAGGCTGGTTATGAAGCGGCGGAAGAGGTCGAAGAGTACGAGGAGCAGTCAGAGTACGAGGAAGAATACGATTCTCAGGACATACTTTCCATGGTTTTGGAGGTAGACGGCGAAGAGAAAACCGTAGACGAAATCAAAAATGGCTATCTAAGACACAGCGACTATACCAGGAAAACGCAAGCCCTGGCTGAAGAGCGCAAAGCGGTCGACCAGCGAGAGCAGGCAATCCAACAACAAGAGGCACAGTACGCTCAATTACTTCCAGCCTTAGCGCAGAAAATTGAGTCGATGGCGGAACCAGAACCAGATTGGGACAAACTGTACGATACAGACCCCGCACTGGCGCAACGAGCAGAACGTAAGTACAACCAGCAAAAGCAAGAGCGTGAGCAACAGCTAGCTGCGATACGACAAGAGCAAGCTCGCTTGCAACAACAGAACCAGCAGCGCGTGGCGCAAGCCGAGGCGCAGTACGAAGCGGAGCAGCGTGAGCTGATACCACAGATTATTCCGGAATGGCGTAATCAGGACGTGGCGGCAAACGAAGCCCTGGAACTACGCAACTACCTGCTAGACGCAGGATTTGTTGACCAGGATATCCAGGGTCTTAAAAATGCGATGCTGATTAAGATGGCGCGACAATCCATGCTCTATGAGCGCGGGAACGCAAAATTGAAAAAGGCAAAAGTGAAGCCTAAAGGCAGCACAAAAAAGCCTCTCAGAGCTGGATCTAACAATAGCCGACCTATGACTAAGCCTCGCGGACAAGCTGAAATGCAACAGCTAAAACGTACAGGCCGAATGCAAGATGCACAGGCTGCAATCAAACAATTGCTTAAATAGGAGGCCATTATGGCAATCGTAGCAAATACATTCACATCGCACAGCGCGGTGGGTATCCGCGAGTCACTCGCCGATATCATCTCAAACATTTCTCCAGAGGAAGTGCCAGCACAATCTAACCTTGGCTCAGAGAGCGTCTCTAACACTTACTTTGAGTGGCAGACAGATTCTTTGGCAGCTGCTTCAACCACAGCGAGAATAGACGGAGACGATGTCTCGTCATACGACAGTACAACCGCGACGACCAGAGTCGGGAATTATACTCATATTCTTCGCAGAACAATGATCATTGCGGACAACCTTGGCGCACAAGATCTTGCGGGACGTAACGACGAATATGCGTACCAGATCGCTAAGCGCGGTAAAGAGCTTCGCCGGGACATCGAAAAGACGATCCTGGATAATAACGCTCAAGTGGCCGGGTCATCATCTACAGCTC